ATACCAAGTTTAATTTTTTACCATTACCATTGTAGTTGTGAATAATAAGGTTGTTGTCGCTTATATCTTCATCTACAATAAATGCTTTATCAACATCAACGGCATATAAATTGCTTCCTTTTTTGGTTGCAATTTTTTCCATTCGGACAACGGTATCACTATCTCCGTCAGTTGTGAGTACAATAATAGTTGGGGTTTTTGAAGTATTTCCTTCAGTCATAAACATTGATTCAAATCTATCATTCATTGATTCAGATATTTCTAATCCCTTTCGAACTTTGTCATATAATTTTTTGGCATCTGCGGGCCTTGCTTTAGAAGGCAAACCAGATGTAAAGGTTTTTAAATCACCTTCTGCTGCCGCTGCCCGTAGTTTAGAAGCAGACATACCAGAAACATCATCGGCATCTGGATCCCTAGTACCTGCACTGATAGTTTTGTAATATTCTATACCCATCTTCCCAGCATATTTTTTAATCAACTTATCAAATTCTGTAACACGGTCGCCTCCAACCATAACAGCAATTCTAGTTAGACCATCATCTAAGCAATCTTGTATCGCATCGAATATACCTCTGATAGCAGAATCTTTTATGATATTCGCTTTAGGAAAGAATTTTTTCATATATGATATTTTATCTTTATATGAAAGCGGGTTTTTGTTTTTGTCTTGTGTATGTCCTGCATACACCCTGTGTTCAGCACCCAATTTGGTTGCTGTACTTTTTAGTGAATCGATAAGAAGTTGGTGTCCCGCAGTTGGGGGATTAAAGCGGCCGAATGTGATAACAACATCCACACGCTCATTGCGTGATTCGACCATCGTTTTGGGAATATTTAAATACCGTATAGACATGCTTCTGGATCACCTCCTTAGAGTGTTACAGGGACACCAACTCTTATCAATTCTATAAATCATTTGTTCCAAGGCATTTTGCTTTTTGCCCAATTCCATAGCGGTGTACCGATTAAGGCGCCTGCTACAAATACAACTACGGTGTAAAACAATGTTCCTAATGTTGAGTGGATGAATTCCATAATACTCTCCTTTTGTTTAAGTATCTCAAATCTATTTATCCCAGTTTTTGGGAGCAGTAAAGTTTTGCTTAGAGAATTCTAAGCGGTCAACTAATTTAACGACTGCACCAGATGGACTATCTATTGCCACAAATCCCTCAGGAGCAGTGACTTTAAATCCATCATCGGTTTTTATGAATGTACCAATACCTTTAATCGTTTCTAATTTACGAACGATTAACAATTTAATTTCAGTTAGTAGAGCATGAATCAAGAAGATTTTGTCCAAATCACTAGCATATCGACTTAAAGAATCGATTGTCTTTTTTTTAACTTCCATCTTTCTTTTTATTGCCCGTTCTTGTGATAGTTTGTCGATGCTCTTTTGTATTTTGTCATCGATATAATTAATGAATTCTCTAGAATTCAAAGCAGTAGTGCCTTTTCGTATATTTGAATTGGCATATATTTTTATTTCACTAACGGTTGAACCAGTGAGAGATTTAAAGGCTCTCTTTGCTCTTGATAATGTGGACGATGCTAATTTAATTTTCTTTTTTAAATCTGCTGTTTCCGTAGAGTCAAATGTTGCACCATCAGTTGTGGTGTATTCGGCATCTTGAAACCATACTTTACTTGTTTTTGTAAGATACGAAATGCTTGGGCCATATGATGCAGATAATTCAGCAATTGTATCGCCTGTGTATTTGGTATGGAACACCACACCAATTTCTGCACCTTCCATTTCCGATGCCAAATCGGATCCGGCCGGAACGGCATACACGATTGTGTTGGGTTGAAATGTTGCCATCTTCTCACCACCAATCTTCTTCGTTGTTATATCACCCTTGGTAAACATAATATCGCCCTGTAAAATATCTGTGATTCCCAGTGCAGATAATTCTGTCAAGGCAACTTTAAGTTTTGCCGCAAGTCCACCACTGTGGTTTTCATCAATGTCTGCATTGGTATAATTAATCTTTGGTGTCTTATTAAAAAGCGATTTAGAAGCAACAAAGAATTTTCCGTTCTCTGGATTAGTGCCTGCAAAAACCGCAGGCGCACCATCCCACTTTACTGTAATTTTTGTAGTTGATGATGTTGTACCAGACAACATTTCTACCAACGATTCTAAAAATGCCAAGGCAGCCACACCACCCGAATGTCCATTGTTGAATATTTCGTCTTCGATATGTTCCATGTGAACATTTTTTGCTTCGGTAATATATTGGTTGAGTGTCTGCATATTGGTATATAGGTTATAATGTTTGGACTGTTTGCTTGTGGAAAATATCCCATTTTATATGGGGATATAATTGAAAGGCGATTTCAAACCCTGCATCACGGTCTGATGGATAATGAAAACCGGCATGTATTCTAGAATTTGATATCCGCATTGCCACCTCAATCAGTCCTTCTTGCTCCCGTGGGTATTCGTGTGAAAGCGCCAATGCGGCAATCATAGATTGTGTTGCATGTCCACTTGGGTATGCAGGTGTTTCTGTTGAGGTCGTTTTACTTGGGTGGGTATTGATATTAATTTCTAATAATGAGGATAATGCTTGTGGTCGTGGTCGCTTGAATTTATGTTTAAAATATCTCTCAAATTTACTCGACTGTTGCATCAATGCCATAGTAGATATTTTATTTATTTGCATCATATGTTCAAACGCATAATTCAGAAAGGGGTCGATTAAATTCATATCAGTATCCGTAATGAATCGAATTTCCTTTTTTGTTTTTGTTTTGTTTGTGTATTCACTCATATAATGTAATTCTGTAATAGTTTGTGTGTCACTGTTTGCCGGTGGTGGTTCAATGTGCAAATCCTGTGGTTGTATATCACCAAACACAGGCGTTTCCAATTCAAGGATAGCCTTGCCTTTCAACACATTGATATTATCAGAAGAAAGGGCATCAATTCTTTTATTATGACGCTCACTATATGATAGCATATTATTAATCCAAATCAGAGCGACAAAGACCCAAAATCTTTTGAATCTGTAATTCGCATTGTGCTTTTCTTTGTCCACCAGGCCAATAGATATAGTCTTTCGCATCGTTCTTTTTTAGATTGACTAATAATGGAACGACTTGCTTTTCAATTTCTAATAAACGAGCATTCATTAGTTCGCCATATTGTTCAGCAACTTGACTAGCACCATCGCATGTTGCATTCAACTGCAATATTTGGTCCAGTTTGTTTTTGATTGCCGATATTTCATCGGGCGTTGTAGTGGCAGCATCGATACTTAAAATGTCATTAAGTTCCGTTTCGTCTACGCTTGTAAAACCAAAATTTTCTACATCAACATTAAGATATTCTTCGGGTATTTCCATGTTATGGGAAGCCATTTTATTCTCCTTTTTCTTCTGGGACTTACATAATATGTATGTAAAAACAGACCGCCCCTCAAGTGAAAGGCGGCCCGCAAAGGGAGATTACTGATAAAAGTGTGAGATTAGTCAAACAGTCTGACGAGCAAAACCCCAATAATGAATCCTAAAACCGCTACTGTAAAACCAGTTGGTTGTTGTATTAATTTTAATCTATCCATTAACCAGTTGTTCATTACTCACCTCCTCAATCCATTTGTTAAAATACGGCACATATGTTGAAGCATTTTCATAAATGCTGTCATCATACATCGAAAAACTAGACATGACACCAATTATTTTACCATTACATAAAACAGCACCACCAGAATCTCCGAACCAAATGGTGTCTTTTAGTGGGAGCATTATAAACTCCCACGGTTCGTTTAAGAGTCTGCCATAATACCAAAAGGTATCCCTAGTGCTGAATCGTTTATATCCCGTACCAAATCCCACTGTAGTGAGAGGCATACCCTGCATTGTACGAGATTTGTATATATCTACAGGCATCACATCAGACGGTTCACACAAAATAACAATTGCAATATCGTATTTGATGGCATTGTATAACGATTTATACTCATCGTGTATAATGATATCGGCAATCTGGTGTTGTGTACCACCTATATTGAAATATTCGATGTCATCGCCATCTACAACATGGGCGGCAGTTAAAACCATATATGGTGATACCAGAGAACCACTTCCAATGAGAGAATTGTTTTCTCTGCGGAATGAACCAACAAAACCATATGGGTCGTGTTGTTCAGAAATATAGGAAAATGACGGTAGTGTGGTAGCGGATTCGGTTTTATCCACAATCGTGGAGGATGAAACCGGACTGGAGAGGGCAAGGCATCCACTGAAGCATAATGAAATCCCTGCTAATATTACTAGCGGAAATGTTTTCATAACACTAATATGTATAAGAAAAGTCCAGATAAAAACAAAAAAAGTTTTAATTTTATCCTATATAAAAGACAACCCTCGCAAAAGCGAGGATTGTCCTACTATGACGGGCGTAAGGTAGCGAAGTTCCTTTACATGAACGGAGTAACGACTGTTGCTCTGCTCAGCCCCTAATTTATGAAAAAAGACGGTGCCCTGACAGGCATCGTCTTTGTATTTATCTATTTAATTGTTTGTAGAGTACTGATTGTATTGTTCTCCATTCTTTCCTTTTATGTATAAGAGTTATCAGTCCAATTTACATTTTTTTATAAAAAAAATGGAGTCGGGGGGATTCGAACCCCCGTGTTGTATTATATTCCAAAGTGCTTCTACACGCTTAGTCGCCAAAAGTACTCACTGTTGTTCGGCGACAAACTAGGTGAGGTTGGTGGGTGTAATTTCGATACTTTCTGTCACCACCATCTGGTCGTATCTATCCGATGTTTGCCACGCCTTCTCTATCGGAGTAAAGAGATTGTGGTCAAACGGTCAAGCCGCTTGAGAGTAACTATTGTTGCCAGTTAAGCATTTAGTCTGCTTTTTACGAGGTATGCGGACCAACCTCGGCGTGCTACAGTCTTCTTATTATAACCAATCGATACCAATCGACCCCTTGCTGTGTATTTATACTGTTTCTTTTTTCCAAAACGGATAGTCCATTGCAGGATATCCAGAATACAATTGGTCGTACAGTTTCTTATGTAATACTGTTAGAGAGTTCCGTGAGTTTTCATCGGGTGCATTCTCTACTGCTTCTCTCATTAGTCCCTGAATGATATTCAGTTCGTTGAAATTAAGTATAAAATTATGAACGCTTGCGGCCATTATAGAATCCCATTTTTCCAAAGTTTGTCGGTCAATTTATATTGAAGTTTTTCTGCTTCCTTCTCACCATCACCAGTCCACTTATTTGTTTCCCATTGTTTTACATGAACCAGTTCGTGGACAAGCGTTGCAATATAGTCCCGTAGGTCTTGATTGTAAGCAACAAACACATCGTAGGTATGTTCTTTTTTCCCCTCTAAGCACCAACCACAACAATCTCGGTATGGGCCAAGTCGCAGATTAATTTTACAATCAATATAAAAATAATCCATGCACCAATCAACAACACGGCGGCACATATCCTGTTCCCATTCTTGTCCACCTATTATTGTAATCATATCAATACCTACTGCTCGTCACACGAAACTGGCCAGGTAAACCAATCACGACATTATATGCCGCACCACTACAAAGGCCTTCGACCTGTTTCTTGTTAAGTCTTTGGCCGGGATACCACGAAGTAGTATCTTCAAGTGTAATGACTTCCCAACATCGTGGGTCTTTCACATCGACCATCTTCATTGTTCGGGTTTTGCGAAGGCCTTTCCCCGTAGTAACATCGACTCGCTTCTGCTTCATCGAACCATCATATTCAATTTGTATTGTTGGTTTATTCATTTTCGTTTCCATCTAATTGTGCTGTCATCGCTCTGGTGTACATGGGCGAATCCATCATACTCGTCACATTCTTCACGGGTACGCCATTCTTCCCACTCAAGTTCGTCCCACTTACCATCGAGACTTTTCCTGATATCTGGGTATTCTTTCTCAGTAATAACTTTGGTGAAATGGTCTTTGATGGACTCTTGAGTCCCTTCAATAGTCCAGTACCAATACTTGAATCCATATTCTTCTTCTACTAATAATCTCATATGTGTATTATACTCTTTATTTGTATCATGTCAAGATAAAAAATGTGGACTCGGTGAGATTCGAACTCACGACACTCCGATTATGAGTCGGGTACTCTAGACCACTGAGTTACGAGTCCGAGGATTCTTTTTGTTTAAGAGTATCCAGATATGCGGGTCCAGTCCAGTGCATGTTTTCCATTGGGTCGGGGTCGAAGATATTACCTCGCAGGGTCTTCGCAGGCGCACGCCATGACGCCGCCTTGAGAATGTCACCCGTAGACCTCTCTACGAACCCCCACACGCTACGCTGTGTTCTACGCCCGCCTACGAGCATAATCAACTTATCGTACCGTCTACCCTTCTTGTATGTCAAGTCGTACCCCAATTTCTTGCGAGTGTCGTCCTGGATTAATTCCCTGACCTTATCAAAAAAGTCCTGAAAGTATTCGTTGTAATCTTTTTCTGTAATCATGTTAAGTCCTCAATACGGCCGGTGGGACTCGAACCCACACTGGATGGATTTTAAGTCCATTGCCTCTGCCAATTGGGCTACGACCGCAAAATCATTTAAAATCTGTGTTGTACCAATTATAATTGGGGCCGTAATTTACTAATATCTCTTTACCCGC